GATAAAGATGATACTTTCGTCAAGTTTGGTAACTTTAATGATATTAAAAAAATTATTCAGTCCAATTTCTTTTATCCTACGTTTATTACGGGTCTTTCGGGTAATGGTAAAACGCTCTCTGTGGAGCAAGCGTGTGCTCAACTTAAGCGTGAATTGATCCGTGTCAACATCACGATTGAAACTGATGAGGATGATCTGATCGGTGGTTTCCGTCTTGTGAATGGTGAAACTGCCTGGCATAATGGTCCTGTGATTGAGGCACTTGAGCGTGGTGCTATTCTGCTGCTTGACGAGATCGACCTCGCTAGCAACAAAATTCTGTGCCTACAATCCATCCTTGAAGGTAAAGGTATCTTCCTGAAAAAGATTGGTCGCTGGGTCAAACCCGCTGCTGGATTCAACGTTATTGCCACCGCAAACACCAAGGGCAAGGGTTCTGATGACGGTAGGTTCATTGGCACCAACGTGCTCAATGAGGCGTTCCTGGAGCGTTTCCCTGTGACCTTTGAGCAGTCCTACCCTGCCCCTTCTGTGGAACAGAAGATCCTTGAGGGTATTGCTCTGGACCTTGGTGTGGAAGACCGTGACTTCTGTAAGCGTTTGGTTGACTGGGCAGACATTATCCGCAAGACCTTCTATGATGGTGGTATTGAGGAAATTATCAGCACCCGCCGCTTGGTTCACGTTGTTCGTGCTTTCAGTATCTTTGGTGATAAGGCAAAGGCAATCCAAGTTTGTGTGAATCGTTTTGATGACGAAACCAAGCAAGCATTCCTTGAACTTTATGATAAGGTGGATGCTGATTTCAAAATGCCGTCACAACCTGAACTGACTGTAGAATATGTTGACGAGAAGCAAGCAAACTGATAGAATATGGGAAGGTTGTTATGACTTCTTTTTATGTTTGGACCTGAAGACGAAAGAAACCTTATGAATAATAAAAATGATACAGTGATTTCTGGAGCAACTGCATCCGATACAATTTACTTTGGTTCTCCTGATTTTAGTATAATCGGAAATCCTTATTATACACCTGATACAATTTCAAATATGCCCGAAGACACAAACAAAAACGGTTTTTGGAAATACAATGAAGATAAAATTCTAAAGCAACTTGAGGAATATATTGCCAGTACTTATAGGCAGCATTATGTTGACCGAACTGGTGGTGGAAAAGAGCAAACTCTCGATAAAATCAAACACAATCGTCGTGAAGGATTCTGTGCTGGAAATGTAACTAAGTACATTGATCGTTATGATACGAAAGGAACTCCCCGTGCAGATCTATTTAAAGTTCTTCACTACACAATTCTTTTGATTAATCATCTGAATTTGATTGAAAACAAATGAACATTGAACTTAAAACTATGAAACTTTCTGACAACACTCTGACTATTCTCAAGAACTTTGCTGGGATTAACAATTCCATTCTTGTGAAAGAAGGTAATCGTCTTCGCACTATTTCTGTTGCTAAAAACATTTTGGCAGAGGCTGAGATTACTGAAGAATTCCCCCGTGAATTTGCCATTTATGATCTTAATCAGTTTTTGAATGGTCTTGGACTTCATCAGGATCCAGATCTTGATTTTACTGAGAATTCTCACATTACAATTCGTGAAGCAAAGCGTAGGGTTAAGTATTTTTATGCAGATCCAAACGTAATTATTTCTCCCCCAGATAAGGAAATTCAACTACCTTCTCAAGATGTTTGTTTCCAACTTGATAGTGTGACTCTAGAGAAACTTATCAAAGCTGCTGGAGTTTATCAACTCCCTGACCTTTCCGCTATTGGTGAGGCTGGTGTAATTAAATTAGTGGTACGTGATAAGAAGAATGATACTTCTAACGAATATGCCATCGTTGTTGGTGAGACTGATAAAGAATTCACATTCAATTTTAAGGTTGAAAACATCAAGATTATTCCTGGCGCCTATGATGTGGTTGTGTCAAAAAAACTACTGTCACAGTTCAAAAATTCCAAGTACAATCTCTGCTATTATATTGCTCTAGAACCAGACAGTACCTTTGAGTGATGGAATTTCTTCTTTATTTGACGCCTATTGGGCGTCAAATTGTTCAAAATGTAATTCGTGCTGGATATCCAGTCCGCGAAAATATTGAATTTTGCAGAGACAAAAACAGATTTGGGTATGGTGACTATGACAAAATGGTGATCTGCACCAAAAATATCAAAGATGGTGGTTATGATCTTAAGCGATATGTGAATGAAACTGTATATCACGAAGCAGTTCATATGGCACATATGTGTAATGGATATAAACCATTTTATATTAATATGAAAGATATGCCTTTATCTTGGGAAAAACTTGAAGATGTTAAAAAGTCTATGCAAATGTCAACCGCTTCTAGGCAAATGGAACACGAAGCATTTTGGATGGAAGATAAACCAGATAAGGTAAATTATGTACTGAAAAAGTATTGTTTTTGATATGAACATTTTTGTAACAAGTGAATTTCCCGCAGAGAGTGCCATCTGCCTGCCTGACAAGCACGTTGTTAAGATGCCTCTAGAATGCTGCCAGATGCTCTCCATCGTGGCATCCAAGTGGTATCACAACTACGGTCCCCTTCTCAAGGCAGACAGCACTCCCTACAGTACGGAAAAGGGGGCGTTCCGCAACCATCCCTGTACCAAGTGGGCAGCAGAGAGTATTCATAATGCTTACTGGTTGATTAAACACGGTCTTAATCTGTGTGATGAATACACTCTTCGTTATGATAAAATTCATTCTTGTTACAAGACTCTCGTAGATGCCTTTTATTTGTTTCCCCGTGGTAAAATTGATAAGGTAGAAAACTTCGTTCGTGCTATGCCTGATGAGTATAAACTTGACACAAGCATTGACACTTTTACTGCTTACAAGATGTATATCGCATCCAAACCTTGGGTTGCATCTAATTATCTTCGTATGCCGCAACGCAAACCTGAATGGGTATGAAATACCGAAAAGGTGACTTCTTCCTTGACAAGGATACATACACTGTGTATATTTTTGATGGGAATGAATGGTGGGAAGTTGTCCCAGATTCTTATTTGAAAAAACTGATTGGACTTAATGATGACAAGTGAATTTCTTTATGTTGAAAAGTACCGCCCTCAAGCGATTGAGGATTGTATTCTTCCTGATGATACTAAAAAAACGTTTAAGGAGTTTGTGGAGAAAGGTGAGATTCCTAATCTTCTTCTCGCAGGACCTCCTGGCATTGGTAAAACCACAATTGCAAAAGCATTATGTAATGAACTAGGAGCAGATTATTATGTCATCAATGGATCCGACGAAGGACGTTTCCTGGATACTGTACGGAACCAAGCAAAGAACTTCGCTTCGACCGTCTCACTTACGGGATCTTCTAAACACAAAGTCATCATCATCGATGAGGCAGATAACACAGGAAACGACGTACAACTCCTACTACGGGCAAATATTGAGGCATTTTATAGCAACTGCCGATTCATTTTCACCTGTAACTACAAGAACAAAATCATTGAACCCCTGCACTCCCGATGTGCCGTCATTGACTTCACAATCAAAGGGAAACAAAAGCAACAACTTGCAGGATCTTTCTTCAAAAGAGTCCTCCAAATCCTTGATGCGGAAAGGATTGAGTATGATGAAAAGGTCGTTGCAGAACTTGTTACAAAGCACTTCCCAGACTTCCGAAGGGTCCTCAACGAATGTCAAAGGTATTCTACGGGGGGTAAAATTGACTCGGGAATTCTTGCATCGTTCTCAGACGTCTCAGTAAATGAACTTATTAAAAACCTCAAAGATAAAAACTTCCCAGAAGTCCGTAAGTGGGTGGTCTCCAACCTGGACAACGATGCTCCTGTTCTACTTCGCAGGATTTATGACTCCTTTTATGATTGCCTTTCACCCCAATCTATCCCTGCTGCCGTTCTTGTTATTGCTAAGTATCAATACCAGAGTGCGTTCGTGGCTGATCAGGAGATTAACCTTCTAGCAGCATTAACTGAAATTATGTGTGAGTGTGAGTTCAAATGAACCCCTATAAAATTGATTATAAAACTTTAAAAGAGAATCCAATTAAAACGACTCCAGAAAATGTGAGAGAGGCAAATGAAGGTCTCTTTCGTGCAAAAATGACTCTTCCTGCCGCAGCAAAACATTGTGGTATGACGCAGAAAGAAATGAAACTTACATTTTTTGAGTATTTGAAGTATCACAAACCTGATTATGACCAGTCAAAAATCTCTTAAGACGCCTTTGCGTTATCCTGGGGGCAAGTCCCGTGCTTGCACTAAAATGGGTGCTTACTTTCCAGATCTTCGTAACTATGATGAGTTTCGGGAACCATTTCTTGGTGGAGGAAGTGTAGCAATTCATATTACTAAAAAGTATCCCAACCTACATATATGGGTTAATGATTTATATGAACCTCTTGTAAATTTCTGGCAGCAACTCCAGATGTTTGGGGAGGATCTTAAAAATGAATTGGTTGATTGTAAACTTGCTTACAATACCCCAGAATTGGCAAGAGAATTGTTCACAAAGTCAAAAGGACATATCAATGATGAGTCTGAAACGAACTTTAATCGTGCTGTTGCTTTCTATATTGTTAACAAATGTTCTTTTAGTGGTCTCACAGAAAGTTCATCTTTTTCAGAGCAAGCAAGTAACTCCAACTTCTCAATGCGAGGAATTCAAAAACTGCCAGAGTATTCCCAGTTAATTGCTAATTGGCGTATAACTAATTACTCCTATGACTATCTGATGGATGGAGATATGGGTGCTTTTATGTATCTCGATCCTCCTTATGACATTAAGGATAATCTCTATGGGAATAGAGGATCAATGCACAAAGGATTTGATCACGATAAGTTTGCTGCTGATTGCAATTCCAATAATATGGATATGTTGGTAAGTTATAATACCGATCAACTTGTCAAAGATCGCTTCTTAGGTGGAAAATGGAACGCTGCTGAGTTTGATCTGACTTATACAATGCGTTCTGTTGGTGAATATATGCGTGAGCAAAAAAAACGTAAAGAACTCTTGCTTTTTAATTATGGAATTGAAGGACTGGTTAAACTCGATCAACCAAACAAAGAAGAATCTAATTGATGAGGATCCATCATTAGAAAAGGAGTACGCTCCATATATTATTAATAGATGTTTTTCTGGACATATTGATTGTATTATGTTTGCGAATGAAATGAATATTAACAATTTCCTTCCAAAGAAAATGCAATATGATTTTTTACTAAATAGTCTGAGGAAAAAGAAGAGATTTTCTCCCTGGCTCCGAAAAGATACGATCAAAGATCTTGATTATGTCAAACGTTATTATGGTTATAGTAATGAGAAGGCAAAACAAGCTTTGAAAATTCTTACTAAAGAACAACTTAATTTTATTAAATCGAAATTTGAAACTGGAGGAACAAAATGAGTGTAGTTCAAGAACCTGAAGTGAAGTGGACGCCCGACCAAATGGTTGAAGTGATTCTCAATGAACCTGATGATTTTCTTAAGGTTCGTGAGACTTTGACCCGTATTGGAGTTGCTTCAAGAAAGGAAAAGAAAATCTATCAGTCTTGTCATATTCTTCATAAGCAAGGTAGATATTATCTTGTTCATTTTAAAGAATTATTTGCACTGGATGGTAAGCACGCAAATCTTACCGTAAATGATGTACAGCGTCGAAATCGCATTGCTCAATTGATTGCTGATTGGGGATTGGCTGAAATTGTAGATACGACTAAAATTCAAGATATTGCACCTTTGAATCAGATTAAAGTTCTTTCTTATAAGGATAAGGGAGATTGGGTATTGGAAACTAAGTACAATATTGGATCTAAGAAAAAAAGAGGTGAGGAAACCGAATAAATAAGTATGAGACCTTTCGTGCGGTCTCTACAAAAGTCGGAACACCCTAAAGAGAAGTACGGTTTTTACCTTGCTTCTCTTTTTGTTTTGTGGTTAAATAATATTTGGATGCCATAAGGGTCCACAAAAACAAACTCGCTTTTTAAGGAGAAACAAATGTTTAATACAACAGTCACAAAGTACTACACTTCAAATGGTCTTGAAAAACTAATTCAAGATATTGAGAAAAATTCAATTGGTATGGAAGAATGGTTCCATAGATTTGGAACTCTCCACGAATCTTCTACCAATTATCCACCTTATAATCTAATTAAAGAAAGTTCCACAGAGTTTACCTTAGAAATTGCTCTTGCTGGATATAAGAAAGAAGATATTGAAGTTTCTACTGAATGGAATAAACTTCTTGTAGAGTGCAAAAAAGCACCAACTGATTATGAATATATGCATAATGGAATTGCCCGTAGAGCATTTACAAGAACCTGGACTCTTTCCGATGATGTAGTTATTGGAGATGTTTCTTTTGCTGATGGATTGCTTACAGTTAAACTTAACAAAGTTATTCCAGATCATCAGAAGAAAAAGATTTATGATATTAAATAAATAGAAAAGAATATCGTCGGCGCTATGCCACGGGAGGCAACTGGCAAAATCCAGTTGACGCCTCCCCTTTTTATTGCTATAATCACTTTAGGGAATAGGAAAAAATGAGCATTAAACTTGCGATACTAAAATCTGGCGAAACAATCATAGCAGATATAATGGAATTAGTTTCTGAGGAAAAACCCTGCGGGTATATTCTTAATAATCCTCAGTCTATTGCAATTAAAAGAGAAACATTATTATTTGAAAGTCAAGAAGAATCGAATGTTAGTCGCGGTGAGATAAAGGTATCATTATCTCCTTGGATAATTCTTACAAACGAAACCCAAATACATATTCCACTGGATTATATTGTTACGATCGTAGATCCTGTTGAATCTGTAAAACAAATGTATGAGGAGAAAGTAAATGTCTAAAGTAGTTAAGTGTGTGTTGATTAATGTCAATGTAGTTTTGATCGCTGAAGTTATTGAAATTGATGCCCAACTTGGAGATCCTAACTGCAAATTGATTAGTCCTTTCTTATTTACGAAAATTAATGATTCTAAAGATTTTTATCTAGAACCTTGGCCTGAGGTAACTTATCAAAAAGAAATTATGCTGAGATCTGAGGATATTTTAACCATAGCAGATCCAACTCCAGAAATTGTAGAAAAATACCTTGAACTAACTGCCTGATGAGATTCTATACAAACGTTCAAATGGTCGGGGACCACTTCTTGGTCCGTGGTTATGAAAATGGAAGACATTTTATGACCCGTGAGAAGTTTAACCCGACTCTTTTTGTCCCTTCTAATAAAAAAACTAAATATCAAACACTGAACGGGGAGTATGTTGAAGCAGTTCAACCTGGATGTGTCCGTGACTGTAGAGAGTTTATTAAGAAGTATGATAATGTAGAAAACTTTAAAATCTATGGAAATACTGGATACATCTATCAGTATATTTCAGAAATGTATCCTGAGGATGAAGTAAAGTTTGATATTAGTAAAATTAAAGTTACGACTCTGGATATTGAGGTTGCATCTGAAAATGGATTCCCTGATGTAGAATCTGCTTCAGAGGAAGTTCTTTTGATTACCATTCAAGATTATTCTTCTAAACAAATTCGTACTTGGGGACTGGGACCATTTAACAATAAACAGAAAAATGTAATCTATAGATCTTTTACTACCGAAAGAGATCTATTGATGGACTTCATTAATTGGTGGATGGTTGAGGAAAACATTCCAGAAGTTGTGACTGGGTGGAACGTTGAACTTTATGATATTCCATATCTTGTTCGTCGTCTTGATCGTGTTCTTGGTGAAAAGTTGATGAAGCGTATGTCTCCTTGGGGACTTGTTACTGAAGATGAAATTTATATTGCAGGACGTAAAAACATTTCTTATGACGTGGGTGGAATTACTCAACTTGATTATCTGAATCTTTATAAGAAGTTTACTTATAAAGCACAGGAATCTTATCGTCTGGATTATATTGCCGAAGTTGAACTTGGGCAAAAGAAACTAGACCACTCTGAGTTTGATACTTTTAAAGATTTCTATACTAAGGGGTGGCAAAAGTTTGTAGAATATAACATCGTTGACGTAGAACTTGTTGACCGTTTGGAAGACAAGATGAAGTTGATTGAACTTGCGATCACAATGGCATATGACGCTAAAGCGAACTATGCTGATGTGTTCTCGCAAGTTAGGATGTGGGATACGATCATTTATAACTATCTAAAGAAGAGGAATATTGTTATTCCTCCTAAAGAACGTTCTGATAAGGATTCCAAATATGCTGGTGCGTATGTTAAAGAACCTATTCCAGGAAAGTATGACTGGGTTGTGTCTTTTGACCTCAACTCCCTATACCCTCACCTCATTATGCAGTACAATATCTCGCCAGAAACTCTTCTGGAAGAGAAGCATCCAACGGTAAATGTTGACAAAATTCTGGGTGAACAGTTGAATTTTGAATTATATAAGGACTATGCGGTATGTGCGAATGGTGCTATGTATCGCAAAGACGTTCGCGGTTTTCTTCCAGAATTGATGGAAAAGATTTATAATGAACGTGTAATCTTTAAGAAAAAGATGCTTGCTGCTGAGCAGGAATATGAAAAAACTAAGAACAAACAACTGATTAAAGAAATTGCAAGGTGCAATAACATTCAAATGGCGAGGAAAATTCAACTTAACTCTGCCTATGGTGCTATTGGTAACCAGTATTTTCGTTATTTTAAACTCGCAAATGCTGAGGCAATCACTCTTTCGGGTCAGGTATCTATTCAATGGATTATGAATTCTATGAATGGATATTTAAATAAAGTTCTTAAAAGTGGAGATGTAGATTATGTTATTGCTTCTGATACTGATTCTCTTTATGTTAATATGGGTCCGTTGGTGGACAAGGTATTCGCAGGAAGAGAGAAAACTAGTGAAAGCGTTGTTTCGTTCCTTGATAAGGTCTGTAAGGTGGAATTTGAAAAGTATATTGAAAGTTCTTACCAAAAACTGGCGGACTATGTGAATGCTTATGATCAGAAGATGTTTATGAAGCGAGAGTGTATTGCTGAGCGTGGTATTTGGACTGCGAAAAAGCGATACATTCTGAGTGTGTGGGATAGTGAAGGTGTTCGTTATGAAGAACCTAAACTTAAGATCAAAGGTATTGAGGCAATCAAATCTTCTACTCCAGCACCTTGTAGGAAGATGTTGAAGGATTCTTTTAAGATTCTAATGAATGGAAATGAAGATGATTTGATTGATTATATTGATCAGTGTCGTGAAGAGTTTAAGAAACTTCCACCAGAGCAAATTGCATTTCCAAAATCTGCTTCTGATGTTCGCAAGTATCACTCACCATCTTCAATTTATGCATTTAAAACTCCATTTCATGTTCGTGGAGCACTTCTATTCAATCATTATATTAAAGAGAAAAAACTTACAAACAAATACTCTTTGATTAACAATGGTGAAAAAATTAAATACATTTATTTAAAAACTCCAAATATTATTCGTGAAAATGTAATTGCCTTTATTCAAGAATTTCCCAGAGAACTTGGTCTTGACAAATACATCGACTATGATTTACAATTTGAAAAGAGTTTTGTTGATCCACTTAAGTCTGTTCTAGATGCAATTGGATGGAATGTAGAAAAAACTGTTAATTTAGATTTATTTTTTACCTAATGGAATTACCAATAACTGAAAGTGAATTGGAAATTATTATTGAAAAGTTGAGATCATCTAATCCTCAACTTTATGCTAAATTATGGTCTTATAAAGTAAACTGTCGAAAAAAGGAACAAAAATAATGGACTTTCTTAAAGATATTGTAAAAGAAATTGGCGATGACTATACTAAAATAGCATCGGATATTGATGAGACTGAGAGTTATGTTGACACGGGTTCTTACATTCTTAATGCACTGGTTTCAGGTAGCATATTTGGTGGTGTATCTGGGAATAAGATTACTGCTATTGCTGGAGAGTCTAGTACTGGAAAGACTTTCTTCAGCATCGCCGTTGTTAAGAATTTTCTTGATAATCATCCCGATGGTTATTGTCTCTATTTTGATACCGAGGCTGCCATTACCAAATCTCTCTTGGAGAGTCGCGGCATCGACACATCAAGGCTTGTCGTGGTTAATGTTGTCACCGTAGAAGAATTCCGCACTAAAGCACTTAAAGCGGTAGATCTTTATATGAAAAAACCAGAAGGGGAGCGCAATCCTTGTATGTTTGTGCTAGACTCTTTGGGAATGCTTTCTACAAGTAAGGAGATCACCGATGCCTTAAATGAAAAAGAAGTTCGTGATATGACTAAATCACAACTTATTAAAGGTGCTTTCCGAATGCTCACTCTTAAATTGGTGCAGGCAAATATTCCTATGATTGTGACAAATCATACTTATGATGTGATTGGTGCTTATGTTCCTACTAAAGAAATGGGTGGTGGTAGTGGTCTTAAGTATGCCGCTTCTACTATCATTTATCTCAGTAAGAAAAAGGAGAAGGATGGAACAGAAATCGTCGGAAACATTATTAAGGCAAAGACTCACAAGTCACGTTTAAGTAAGGAAAATCAAGATGTGGAGATTCGTCTTTTTTATGATGAACGCGGTCTTGATCGATATTATGGGTTGCTTGAACTTGGTGAGATTGGCGGTTTATGGAAAAATGTTGCGGGGCGTTATGAGATTGATGGAAAAAAAATCTACGGAAAGCAAATCCTTGCCAATCCAGAAGAATATTTTACTGAAGAAGTAATGAACAAACTTGATGCTATCGCAAAACAACAATTCTCTTATGGAACGAATTGAGACCACTATTCTCAGAAATTTAGTATTCAATGAAGATTATTCTAGAAAGGTCATACCTTTCATACAACCAGATTATTTTGAACATAAGTCTGAAAAAGTTATTTTTGAAGAGATTACTCAATTCATTGTAAAATATGGTTCAGCAATTACAGTTGAAGCACTTAATATTGAGGTAGAAAACCGAACAGACTTAACTGAAGATCAGATTAAAGAAATCAGGGAAATTAATAAAAATTTGAATGATTTCCCCGCAGATAAGCAGTGGTTACTTGATACCACTGAAAGATGGTGTCGTGATCGTGCCATTTATTTGGCACTTATGGAAAGCATTCATATTGCCGATGGAAATGATTCAAAAAAGAATAGAGATGCTATCCCTAGCATCCTTTCTGATGCTCTTGCAGTTAGTTTTGATAATAATATCGGTCACGATTACTTAAATAACTATGAAGAACGATATGAGTATTATCACAGAAAGGAGGATAAAATTGAATTTGATCTTGAATACTTTAATAAAATTACCAAAGGCGGTCTCCCTAACAAAACTCTTAATATCGCTCTTGCTGGTACGGGCGTCGGGAAGTCTCTATTCATGTGCCATGTGGCTAGCTCCGTCTTGCTCCAAGGGCGGAACGTTTTGTACATTACAATGGAAATGGCAGAAGAAAAAATTGCTGAGCGAATTGATGCAAATCTCTTGAATGTACCTATTCAGCAGTTGGAGGAATTACCAAGATCCACCTTTGAAAACAAGGTAACTAATCTTGCAAAGAAAACTAGTGGATCTCTTATAATTAAAGAATATCCAACCGCTTCCGCACATAGTGGTCATTTTAAGGCACTTCTTAACGAACTTGCACTTAAGAAGTCATTTAGACCTGATATTATTTTCGTTGATTACCTTAATATTTGTGCTTCCAGCAGGTATAAAGGAAACAGCAATATCAATTCATATACATTTGTTAAAGCAATTGCTGAAGAACTTAGGGGACTCGCCGTTGAGTTTAATGTCCCGATTGTCTCCGCTACTCAGACCACTCGTTCAGGTTTTGGTTCTTCTGATGTTGAACTTACTGATACTTCTGAATCCTTTGGTCTTCCTGCTACTGCTGATCTTATGTTTGCCCTTATTAGCACTGAAGAGTTGGAGCAACTTGGGCAGATTATGGTAAAACAACTTAAGAATAGGTATAATGATCCTACAATCTTTAAGCGTTTTATTGTCGGTATTGATAGGGCAAAGATGAGACTTTATGATTGTGAACAAACTGCCCAGAAAGACATACTTGACTCTGGACAGGATAGCGAGTATAATGATTACGAAGAAAAAAAACCTAAAAAGTCGTTTGAAGGATTTAAATTTTAATGGAACAAGCAAAGCACGTTAATTTCAATAAGTACGCTGAATTTGTTGATGCTGTAACTTCTGATGCATCAAAAGACTTTCTTGCTCTTTCTGATCGTCTGGTTCAACTGGATGAGAAAGGTGCAAATATTGAACGCCTTCTGACCGCCTCAGTTGGTATTAATGCTGAAGGTGGTGAATTTTTGGAAATTGTTAAAAAGATGGTATTCCAAGGCAAACCTTATAATGAGGACAATCGTGAGCACCTGATTATTGAACTTGGTGATATTATGTGGTATGTTGCTCAAGCTTGTATGGCGCTTGGTGTTAGTATTGATGATGTGGTTGCCCGTAACGTTCAAAAACTTTTGAAGCGTTATCCTGAAGGTGCCTTTGATGTTTATTTCTCAGAAAATCGTGCTGAGGGAGACCTATGACCAAACAAAAACAAGTAACAATTAAACTAGATCTTCGTTCTGCTGCCGCAGTTCGTCAAGTTCTTTTTGACTCCCAAAAAGGATATACTTATAATCAAACAAGTATTCCTCCAAGAATTATTGATATTCGTAATGTAATTTATGATCTTGACGATAAAATTGCCTGTGCTATTGATCCAGAATAAATATCTAAAAAAATGTCTTTGATTGGGAAAACAAAAGGAAGACCAATATCAAGAATGCAATTTGATGCTATTCTTAAAAGATTTTTGGTCTTTCTTAAAAGAGAATTAAGCATTACTTATGATATTCCAATCATTCTTATTGACGACACTTCTTATGCTAAAAAAAATAAAGCATTTGGAGAAATTACTGATAAAAATATAATTTTTATCAGTATAATCAATAGGCATCCTATGGACATTTTGAGAACAGTTGCTCACGAGTATTTTCATTATAAACAGAATCTAGAAAAAAAACTTTTGCATAGAAGTTCTAATCCAGGGAGCCCAACAGAAAACCAGGCAAATGCCAAAGCTGGAGAACTGATGCGAAAGTATGGAAATCTTCATCCAGAACTATTTGACTTTATGCCACTTCGGTGATATACTAGTCTTGTTCTACTGGGGAATTAGCTCATTTGGTAGAGCGCCTGCTTTGCACGCAGGAGGTAAGGGGTTCGACTCCCCTATTCTCCATTTGCTCAAGTGGCGGAATTGGTAGACGCAGCAGGTTTAGGTCCTGCCGCCTTTATGGTGTGGGGGTTCAAATCCCTTCTTGAGCACTAAATAATTTCAAAAAATGGCAACTTCTGGTAAAGATTCTTGGAAAAAATACTACGAAGGAAATGATGGCGTCGTTGTAGAAGTTAAAAAATCTGCACCTTATTATGCTGACGAAACGACATCCAAGCAGGAAGGAACACTACCTTTAAGAGGAAAAGTTACTTACAGGGATATATTTTCACAACATATTAAAGGGGGTGGTAATAATAAAATTGCCTTTCAGTTTAATGAAAATGGATCAGTTTATTATTCGCCTATAGATAATTTCCGTAAGCCTGGCGGAGTTTCTGGTGTTGGTCTAAAACCAAAAGATTTTGGTGTAGAAAATACAACATTTATATCTACAACTTCTTATTACAATACTATTGTTGATTCATTAAACACTAGAGTTAGTAATGGAGAAATTGGAGGTGAATTATATGAGTATCTTTTTGCGGTTTTAAATTATGCTAAAACTGGAACAACTTCTTTTAATGATATTCAAAAAGATGGATTGCCTTGGGGAGAAATAAATTCATATTTTGGAGAAGTTGCTGGTCCTATAGCGTGTGTAAGTGGTCGTTGTTCTGGATTAAGTCAACTTATATCCTCACCTTCCTCTTGTAAAATTTACATTCCTAGTGATTCTGTTGCTTTGTATGACTACAAATTAATTAATTCTTCGACTGGTGAAGAGTATATGATTTCCGCTAAAAGAGGAGGATCTGTTTCTAACGTTGTTAAACCTCAATTTGTTGTAGGTCCTTTGAATGAGGTTACAACTGACAGTAACCTTACACGATTAAAAAATACTCTTGCATATAGAGTTCTTCAATTATTGGCGGATAACGAAGCAAAATCTGGTCCTTTTTATGCATATCAAGCAATATATCCAAACCTACTAACTAGTACTATGATTTCTAGTATATTATCTGTTTATAGAGTCAATACTGATTCCAATAAAAGTATACCAGATCTTCAATTAATTCTTCCATTTATAGATAGATTTAAAGGTTCTTATCCTGCTATGTCTGGAAAAAAACCTCAAGATATGAGTGTTGGATTAATACGATATGTATGTGAGCAGGAAATTGCAAAATGGTCTACTACACCAACAGCAAATGCAAATTTAAAGAATATTTTTGAAAAATATTTGAATCAAACTAGAGTTATTTACGTTAAGATGACTGCAAATGCATCCCAGAATCCCTCTTTTTCCGCATCTTATACCACAGAACTAAATAGCGTATCTAGAGTTATTAGAGTTGCAATACGAACTAAAAATGGTGTAGAACGAATTGATGATAAGATTGGATATCAGGTCAGTTGACAAACTGGCACAAGGCATTTTTACATAGGGCAAATGGCGCTATAATACTTGTATGGCAAAAAACACTCACCTAGAACACTTAGAAGACGACATCCTGAATCAAGGATCTCAGGGTGGGAGGAATGCGATTGCATTTTTGCGTGAGCTTGGAAAAATGTTATCTGCAAAAAGTTCAAGTATTGATATTACCACAAAGTGGGACGGTGCTCCTGCTGTAATTTGTGGAACTAATCCTGAGAATGGATTATTTTTTGTTGGCACCAAATCTGTATTTGCAAAAACTGAACCTAAACTTTGTTATTCTGAGCAGGATATCATTAACTTCTATGGTTATGGACAACTGACAGATAAACTAAAGGCTTGTCTCAAATACTTAAAAAATATTGGGATCAAGGGGGTTATTCAGGGAGATCTTCTCTTCACTAATGATAAAAATACTGGATTTATTGATGGGCAGAATGTAATTTATTTTCGTCCAAATACTATCACTTATGCAGTTCCAGCAGATAGTGAACTGGGTTCTAAAATTAACTCTGCAAAGATTGGTGTAGTTTTTCACACAAGTTATAGTGGGCCAACTATTGCTGAGATGAATGCATCTTTTGGTGTGGATATTAGTTCATTTCGCCAGTCTTCCGACGTTTATGTAACTTCTGCATCTTTTAGGGATGCTAGTGGAGTTGCTAATTTTACTGATGAAGAATTTAGAAATTATAATTCTGCAGTAAATGTTGCTGAAGGTTCTCTTCGTCAGGCATCTGCATTCCTTGATGTGCTTACTGCAACTGGAGAATCCAAGTTTCTAATGTCCACTCTCTTCAAGAGGTTCTTTAACAGTTATATCAGTAAGGGTATTGCTATGCCAAATACTCGTTCGGTAACTGATGAATTTAAAACTTTCTATTCAAATCTCTTAGATAAAGAGATTCTATCCAAAAAAACAAAAGCGGCACAAGATAAATATTTAAAAATAAAAACAGAAGGTTTGCAATTTATTAAAACTAATGATCGGGCAATTTATATGACAGTTGCTTCTTATATGAATCTTCAAAAGGCAAAAACTCTTATTATTCGTCAACTTTCCAGAGTTAATACTTTTGGAACGTTTCTCAAAACTGATGATGGATATAAGGTTACTGCTCCAGAAGGGTTTGTTGCCATTAAGACTGGTAATGCACTTAAACTGGTTGATCGTTTAGAGTTTAGTAGAGCAAACTTTACTGTAGCAAAAGATTGGGATAAATGAAAAGTTTTTCTAAGTTTTTAATTAATTTACAAGAAACCGCCGCATCCTTACAGGCAACTAGACTTGGATTGCAAGGTGATGGGCACGGTGGATGGTATAAGGATGGTGAATTTGTTGCTAAAACTGTAAAAGGACAACTTAAATTCTTTAATAAGAGGCAGGCAATAGGGAAAGATCCTTCTCAAACAGAACTGGAAAAAAATGTTTCAGATCCTAATTTTCAGGATCCAGCGATTGCTCAGCAGCAGGCTGCCGTACAGGGGCAGCAACAAGAAGTTCCTCCAGAACAGCAGCAAGCGGGACAGGAAGCACCTCCAGTCAATTATCTTCCAGTAGAAAAAACTAAAGGAACTTTAACTGTTGCGTTTGGTAGATTTAATCCACCTCATCTTGGTCACCTTCAATTGATGGATACTGCAGCCTCTGCTGCTGAGCAGGAAGGGAGTGATTATATGATTGTTCCTTCTCGCACACAGGACAAGAAAAAGAATCCTCTGGATGCTGATACCAAGGTTTCACTTATGAGATCTATGTTCCCTCAGCATAGTGAGAGAATCGCAAATGATGTAAGTACCAGAACTATTTTTGATGTACTCAAGAAGGCTCATAATGATGGATATGCAAATGTGAGAATTGTAGGGGGAGCAGATAGGGTTAAAGAATTCAATAAATTGGCGACCAATTATAACGGAAATCTATACCAGTTTGATAATATTGAGGTTGTTTCTGCAGGAGATCGTGATCCAGATTCTGACGGTGTTGAAGGTCTTTCTGCATCAAGAATGAGACTTGCTGCTTCTGAGGGAGATTTTAAAACCTTCAGATCTGGAATGCCACCTGAAATGAAACCAAAAGATGCCAGAGCAATTTTTGATACTGTTCGCCAGGCTATGGGTATTCAGGATCAGGTTGCTGAAGTTTGGGAGATTGCACCTAAGTTTGATCAAAAGTCTCTTCGTGAGAATTATATTAATGAGGTAATTTTCAGAATTGGACAACTTGTTGAAAACCTGAATACTGGATTGGTAGGAAGAATCATTCGTAGAGGGACAAATTATTTAATTTGTGTAACCGAAGACAATATTATGTTTAAGTCATGGATTAAGGATGTGAATGAAGCATATACTGAAAAGCATATGGATAGGATGTATAGAGAACCTGGAAAACCTAATACACTAGTTGGAACAACTGGATATCTTAAGTATGTTAATAAACAAACTAAAGGTTCTCAACTTGGAAAAGAAAATCTTGCTTTTGGGCAGAAAAACTTCGGTCTTAATTTCATAAATAAATATAGAAAAAAGTAGAATTAAGATTTTCAAATGGGCACGAAAATTTTTGAGGAAGATTCCAAAAAAGGTGGATCTCCTATGGGTGATCAGGCAAAAGGTCTTGAAAAGCAGGCAAGGCAACTTGCCTATGATATTCGATATGAAATTAAAAAAGCAAGTGGTGGTAAGCAAATGGATGCTGCCGCACTCAAAAGAGCATACCTTCAAGGTCTTCAAAAATCTTCTCAAGCACCCGCAATTAAACTGAGAGCAAAGCAAATGTTAATGGGTGAAGATTATATTTCAGATATTAATAATATTGTTTCAGAAAATGTTGCAAATGCTTTATATAAAGTGTTTGTAGAAGGTGTAGATGATAATACTTCGGAAGTAGAATTAGATTATCTTAAGGAACTTGCTGATACTAAGGAAACTAAGTATAAGGTAAGAGTTACTGATAGGAAAACTGGAAATTCTTATGTCCGTTATGCAACTCGTGAAAAAATTTCCAAACTTCGTGCCAATCCAAATATTTCTTCGGTAGAAATGACCGAACACGGTGAACCAAGAGAAGGTGAAAGAAACAAAGGTGAAGATACTGCTAAGGCAAAGAGAGATTATGATGGTGATGGAAAAGTCGAAAGTGGTGCAAAAGAATATCGTGGAGCAGTTCATAATGCAATTCAACGTAAAAAAGGTGGAGTTGCAGACGGTAAGGACACTTCAAGCGTAAAAGAAGATTTTATAGGTGAAGTAAAAACTACTGATAGTAAGGATAGTAAGAAAAAGAAAGTTACTGGTGAAGGAGTAAATAATTCTTCTATTGTTAAAGTATTTCCAGATGATAAGACCGCACCTTCACGTCACGGTATGGTAGTTGCAAATAGTTATGAAATGGGTGGTGCAGTTATTAGTGAAAAAGCAGTAAGTACCTCTCAGCAAAAGTTTATGGGAATGGTACTTGCTGCAAAGAGACGTGGAAAGGCAGCATCTCCAGAAGTTGCAAAAGCAGCAAAAGGAATGAGTGAAAAAGAAGCAAGAAAGTTTGCTAAGACTAAGCATGAGGGTCTTCCAGTTCATAAGGAAGCAGCAGAATGTGAAAGCGAAGAAGATCCAAGACAAATGAAGACCAAGAAGGATAAGGTAAGAACTGCACTTGGTTTAATGGGAATTAAAGCTTCTTATGAACCAGAAGGTAATTTTGTTTCTGAGGAAGAATCTGATAGAGAAAACGATAGTGCAAGAGAACGTGGCGATTGGAGATCTAGAAGTCAAAGACCAGTAAGACGCAGACCATCTGTATCAGATGATCCTAGATATGGATCTATGTCCGATTCTGAATGGGCAAGATCATCCCACAATCCAGCAAACAAAAGAAGACGTAGATAATTACTAAATAACACAGGATAGTATTGGGGGTTATTATGACTACCGCATTTCTACTTGCAACACTTGGTAATTCCTTAAGTGCTGTAAATTTTCAACTTATTTTAGGAATTCTTTTGGCAGTCTCTGAGGCACTCGGAGCAGATCCAAGAGTTAAGGCAAACGGCATCATTTCGTTTCTTTTACTTCAAGTTAAGAACTATCTTGCCAGTAAAAAAACAAACTGATTTACAATTCATAATTAATTTAAAGAGATCTATAATTATAGATCTCTTTTTTTTATAAATATCAATATAAAGAAATTATAGGTAAAGGAACATGTCTCTTTGGGGCAATAAGGACTCGGTTTATTCTACTGGCACGATTGCCGTCAATCTTGGTACTAACACCGTAACAGGAACGGTCGGTGTTGTTACATTTACAAGTGCTGGAATTAAAACAGGAGACGTTATAACTGTTGGTGCTGGTGCAACTTATGGTTATGCAGTTATCACTGGATTTACGTCAACTACAATCTCCATTGCTAGCACTGCGTATTTTGTTTCTGGATTAACCACAGTTTCTGCTGGCGCTGGATATAATATTTCCGAAGAACCAATTTATAATCTTCGCAATTCTGTTTACAGAGCACCAGAAATGAAGACAACTGGTTTTTCGACCAGCAAACTCTTTACTGGAGTCTTCGGTGTCGATAATACCGAGCAAGGAGTTGCCGCAGTAACAACCGTTGGTGGTAAAGCTTCCGCTTATAAACCAGCACACGCTGGTTGGGTTGGTGTTACAACTTACGTTGACTGTCACGGCAATTTTAGAGTTAAGACTGAAACTTTCGTTGCTATGGGCAGAGATTCTGCAGGTAGTGGTGGTATTACTACCGATGCTGCTGACGACACTCAATACCCCGATGCTTGATAACAGATGAGATTTGATGAATTGAATGAAAGTAATTATATGCTTTTTGCGATTAAATTTTATAATAATCCACAATCTGTTACTAAGGAAGATTTTGATAACGATTTGAAAAGGATACGTTATGTAAAAAGATTACTTAAAAGATATAAGGAAACTGGGGAACTAAAAGTACATCTCATATTAAACCACTTAATCATTTTGTTTAACGTGTTTAATGATGCTACAGTTCCCTTGTTATTTTATAATTTAGAAAAAGATCTTTGGCCTTCTATAAAAAGTTTTTTAATTTTCTTGAATTGGATTCCTGAATACCCAAAAACTGAACTTAGTGAAATAGAAGCAGATAAAAATTGCCTTTCTCAATTACAATCAATCTGATGAATAAAATAGATAGAGTAATTAATATAATTCGCAAACTAAAAGAAGAAACTGGGGGAATGACTACTGGAAGTTCGGGAGCAATTCCTGGATTTAGTGAAAAATCTCCAGCAGCAGGACCTACTTCTGGAATCACTCCAGTAATTGGAAAAATGACAAGAAGAAGTAGTTATGCTAGCGGTGGAACAGGTTCTCGTAAAAAATGGTTAGATTATTTAAATAATAAAAAATAAAAAAAAACATTTAGAAGGAAAATGTTCAGTCAAGGATCTAAATTAGCTGTTCTAGAATCAAAACTTGCCATGTATGAAGATCTTTCCCGTGAAATGTTGGATAAATTAGAAACTGCTGTACAAAAAATATCAGAGGGAAATAGTCGTATTGCTACAATTTTGGCAAAGCACGATGAGAGAATAGATCAAAATTACAAAACTGATCAATTAATTATTAAAATGGTTGATGAATTGAAAGAGGAAAGTAAAGGTCACTGTTCCGATTTCAAAGATAGAATTGATAAAATAGAGTTGAGATTAGAAGAGTTTGTAAAATTTCGTTGGATAATAGTTGGAATAGCATTATTTGCATCTTTTGCATTTTCACAGTCTTCGGTTGTTGTGGATATTTTGACACCTGAGCACCAACCTGCTAGAATAGAAGCAACTAAATAATGCCCTGACAATGGATTTTGTTGACTCCAAATATATTGGATTGATTTCATCTCGCCTGCAAAAATTTAAAAGGGTTAAAGCAGATCTCTACAACTTTCGCTGCCCTATTTGTGGTGATTCGCAGAAGAATAAAAATAAAACCAGAGGATATCTTTATCCTGTTAAGAACAATACTAATTTTAAGTGTCACAATTGTGGTGCTAGTTTATCCTTTAATAACTTTTTAAAAGAACTGGATCCAAATCTTCATAAGCAATATACTATGGAGAAATTTAAGGACGGACATACTGGAAAAAACTTTGTAGTTGAAGAACCTAAATTCAATTTTCAGAAACCAGACTTTTTCGCAAAACGTGAAAATTGTAAAAACGTGAAAAAGTTAGATCTACCAAAAGCATCTGAAGTTGCTATAGCAAAGGAATACTTAGAGAAAAGAAAAGTAGATCCAGAAAAGTTTTATTTTGCACACAAATTTAAGGAGTGGACTAATACACAAAAACAAACTTTTGATAAAATTGATTATGAAGAACCCCGCATAGTTATACCATTATACGACTTTGATGATGATCTCATTGGATTTCAGGGGAGAGCACTACTTTCAAAGTCTGTTAAATATATTACCGTGATGTTGAGTGAAGACTCTCCAAAAATTTATGGACTCAATACAATTAAAAAGGATGAGACTGTTTATGTTACTGAAGGACCATTTGACAGTACGTTCGTTCGCAACTCAATTGCTATGTGTGGAGCTGACGCTGATATTAGCGATTTCGGTTTTAGTGGGGTTGTTTGGATTTATGATAACGAGCCACGAAATAAGGAAATTGTTGATAGAATCTCAAAAACAATTAATCGTGGAGAAAAAGTAATTATTTGGCCGAATAATATCCTTGAAAAGGATATTAATGATATGGTCATCTCTGGACTTAATGTGATGGATGTGTTAGAATCAAATACCTATTCAGGTTTAGAAGCAAAAATTAAGTTTAACAACTGGAAGAAAATATGAGCAACGGAACACAAGTCGTTAAAAGAAATGGTAAAACTGAAGCACTCGATTTAAATAAACTCCACGTTATGGTGGAAGAAGCCTGTAAAGACCTGGCAGGTGTATCAGCATCTCAGGTAGAGATGCAATCAGGCATTCAATTCTATGATGGTATCACTACTGTAGAGGTTCAGGAGATTCTGATTCGTTCTGCTTCTGACTTGATTGGTCTGGATCATCCTAACTATCAATTCGTTGCTGCTCGCCTGCTTCTGTTCGCTCTCCGCAAGCAGTTGTTTGGACGTATGCACGAATGTCCTACAGTCAAGCAACATGTGATTCGTGCGGTTGATAGAGGCGTCTATGATGCAGAAATTCTTGGTCTCTACACCGACGAAGAGTTTGATAAACTTGAGTCATTCATTGATCATAGTCGTGATTACTTGTTCACTTATGCAGGTCTTAGACAAGTTGTGGACAAGTATCTTGTACAAGATAGAAGTTCTGGTGAACTTTATGAAACGCCACAATTCATGTATCTTTTGATTGCGGCGACAATTTTTTCAAAGTATCCTAAAGAAACACGTTTAGATTACGTTAAGAGGTATTATGACGCAATCTCCAAACACAAAATCAACATCCCAACGCCAATCATGGCAGGAGTGCGAACACCACTTAGACAATATGCTAGTTGTGTTCTTGTTGATGTTGATGACACCCTCGATTCTATCTTTAGCAGTGATATGGCTATTGGTAGATACGTTGCACAGAGGGCGGGAATCGGCATCAACGCTGGTAGAATCCGTGGTATCAACAGCAAAATTAGAGGTGGAGAAGTTCAACACACGGGTGTTGTACCATTTCTCAAGAAGTTTGAAGCAACTGTCAGATGTTGCACGCAAAACGGCATACGCGGTGGATCCGCGACAGTCCACTTCCCCATCTGGCACCAAGAAATAGAAGATATTCTCGTTCTTAAAAACAATAAAGGTACGGAGGATAATCGTGTCCGTAAGTTAGACTATAGTATCCAAATCTCTAAACTGTTCTATGAACGATTCATCAGAAACGAAGAAATTTCACTCTTCTCCCCACACGCAGTTCCTGGTCTGTATGATGCTTTTGGAACTGATGCTTTTGACGAGTTATATGTACGTTACGAACGAGATGAGTCTATTCCTAGAAAGACTATCGGAGCTCAAGAACTCTTTTTGGACCTCCTAAAGGAACGTGCAGAAACTGGACGCCTTTACATTATGAATATTGATCATTGCAATTCACACTCGTCCTTTGTTGATAAAGTTGAGATGAGTAATCTTTGTCAAGAGATTACTTTACCTACTAAACCAATTCAGCATATTGATGATCCAAATGGTGAGATTGCTCTTTGCATTCTTTCTGCTATTAACATCGGTAAACTTAAAACTAATGATGAACTAGAAACATTATGTGATCTTTCTATTCGTTCTTTAGATGAATTGATTGATTTTCAAGGATATCCAGTCAAAGCAGCAGAAATCGCCACTAAAGCGCGTAGATCACTTGGAGTAGGATATATTGGTTTGGCACATTTCCTTGCTAAACACGGAGTTAAGTATGAAGATCAGGGTGCTTGGCAATTAGTTCATGATCTTACTGAATCATTCCAATATTATCTTATTAAGGCAACTGTCAATCTTGCAAAAGAAAAGGGTGCCTGTGAATATTCTCATAGAACAAAATATGGGCAAGGAATTCTTCCGATTGACACTTACAAAAAAGATGTTGATGAGTTGGTAAGCCCATCTCTTCATCACGATTGGGAAGCACTTAGAGAAGATGTGAAGAAGTACGGAGTAAGAAACAGCACTTTATCCGCCCAGATGCCATCTGAGAGCAGTTCCGTTGTGTCAAACGCCACAAACGGAATTGAACCACCAAGAGGATACTTATCTGTTAAAAAATCAAAGAAAGGACCTCTTAAGCAGATTGTTCCTCAGTACCAAACACTTAAGAACAACTATACGCTTCTCTGGGATATGCCCAGCAATCGTGGGTATATTAGTATTGTTGCAGTTATGCAAAAATTCTTTGATCAAGCAATCTCTGGAAACTGGTCTTATAATCCAGAAAATTATCCAGATAATGAAGTTCCTACTTCAATAATGGCCCAAGATCTATTGACTACATATAAGTATGGTTGGAAAACCAGTTACTATCAGAATACACATGATATGAAAAATGATGAGGTTGAAGAAACCCGTCAAACTCTTGAAAATTTAATTTCCGATATTCTAGAAACGGAGGAGGAAGATTGTGAGTCTTGTAAGATTTAAAAAAAGTTTGGAGGATAATCCAATGGTCGAATCAATGACCGTTTTCAACTCCAATGAGGTAGATACTAAAAAACAACCAATGTTCTTTGGTCAACCACTAGGAATTCAAAGATATGATTCTTACAAGTATCCAATTTTTGACAAACTAACAACACAACAACTAGGTTATTTCTGGAGACCTGAAGAGGTCTCCCTCCAAAAGGATAGGGGAGATTATCAATCTCTTCGCCCAGAACAAAAACATATTTTTACCAGCAACCTGAAATACCAGGTTATGCTTGATTCCGTTCAAGGAAGAGGACCTGGTATGGCATTTGCACCATACTGTTCACTTCCTGAACTTGAAGCGTGTATGAAGGTATGGGAATTTATGGAGATGATCCACTCCCGATCATACACTTATATCATCAAAAACGTTTATTCAGACCCATCTGAGGTGTTTGATACTATTCTAAAAGATGATCGCATTATGGAACGTGCTGTAAGTGTGACTGAAGCATATAACGACTTTATTAATAGTGCTCAGCATTATGGAACTTCTGAACTTTGGAAATATGCTCAAGAACAAGTTCCACAAGCATTAGGAGAAAGATATGAACTCAAGCGCAAACTTTTCCGCGCAGTTGCAAACGTTAATATTCTTGAAGGTATTCGCTTTTACGTCAGTTTTGCTTGTAGTTTTGCATTTGGCGAACTCAAGCTTATGGAAGGAAGTGCAAAAATCATCTCATTGATTGCCCGTGATGAGAATCAACATCTTGTCATCACTCAAAACATTATGAACAAATGGAAAGAGGGTGATGATCCTGAGATGGCAAAGATTGCTAAAGAAGAAGAACAGTGGGTTTATAAGACCTTTGAGAATGCTGTTAACCAGGAAAAACTTTGGGCAGAGTATCTGTTCAAGGATGGATCTATGATTGGTCTAAATGACAAACTGCTACAGCAGTATGTTGAGTGGATTGCTAATCGTAGAATGAAGGCGATTGGTCTTCGCCCACTTTATGATATTCCAGCAAAGAACAATCCACTTCCTTGGACTGAGCATTGGATTTCTTCTAAGGGACTTCAAGTGGCACCCCAGGAAACGGAAGTAGAATCATACATAGTAGGTGGGATTAAACAAGATGTTACCAAAGATACTTTCTCAGGATTCCAATTATGATGAATGGTGTGAACAGGAGATCCTGAACGCATATAAAGATGCTGCAGAAGCAGATCTTTTTTTATTTGGTGATTATGATTACTCTTACGTTTGGAAAGATTCAAAAAGTAATGATGTTTATTAAATTTGCAAGAGGGTCTTCGGACCCTCTTTTTTTATAAATAAATTTATAGGAAAATAAAGTTAAAAATGGATCTATCTCATCAAAGTCTGAAAAAAATTGAGGAAATTTATCAAAATATTTCTACTGATCAGAATAGTAATTTAGATGAACAGCAAAGTGATGTTTCTCGTCAGTGGGAAAGGGGTGCTAGATGGATTGGTAAAAATACTGATAAATATATTGCCAATCCAGTTTCCAGTGCTGCTAGATCTGCTGCTGATTATGCAGGCCAGGCTACTTCTGGTGTAGTAAAAGCAATGACTGGTGGATCTGTGGATTTAGAAAATATAGGAAAAACTGCAGAAAAAATGATTGGTGCTGGCGGGGGAAAACCAACACCGACATCAAAACCAACGCCAACATCAAAACCTGCACCCGCAGCAACATCACAAAAACCAGTAGCAAAAAAAGATCTTGGAAGACAAGCTGGTGAGTATCTTGCACCATCCAGAGGATCATCTCAAGCAGCAGATCCAGTAGTTAGATCTGGAGGTAGTTATGGGTTTTTTGGGGCAGCAAAACCATCAACTTCTACTGCAAAACCAGCGCCAACACTAAAACCATCTAATAATGGTGTTAAGAGGGATGCAAGAGGAGCAGTTATTGTAAATCATTTCGAAAATGAAAATGATTCTTTAGTTACTGAGGCACCTGCACAAGTAGCTCCTATATCTGGAACAAGTGGCAAGGGATGGTATCAAAAAAATAAATCAGGAGAATATGTACCAATTACTGATCCAGAATTGGCCAAAAAAGCTTCTGAAAGATGGAAGGCTCAAACTCAAAAATCAAAAGATAGTCGTTTAGATTCTCCTATAGCTGGTCCTGGTCCAAAAGGAAATAAAGTTGGTTCAAAACCTGCAGCACCTATACAACCTGCAGCAGTAAAACCCGCTCCACAGGCATCTAAACCCGCTCCACAGGCACCACAGGCGTCTAAACCCGCCTCAACGCCCGCTAAGACCTCATCATCATCATCTTCAACCGCAGAAAAGATTAGAGGTGGGTCTGATGTGTATAACCGTCAAATAAAGATGGGTGATATTAAGGGGGCAGAAAAAACTGGAATGGATGTTTGGAGAGCAAAATATGCAAGCAGTCTTGCCAAAAATGTAACTCCAAGTGGAACTCAAAAAGGTACAGGTCAAAGTGACATGGCAAAACAAGCTGCCGAACTTCGTGCTTTAAGACCTGCCCCTCAAGCACCAGGAAGTGAAAAACCAGGATATTCTGGACCACCAACCCCAACAGCACCTCAGGCACAATCAAAACTAGCAGGGGGTTCTTATTCGGCATCTGCAACCAAACTAATGTCTCAAAAAGCAAAGAACGTCCTCGGCGTTAAAGAGGCATATGATGCTTTTGATCTCGTCTTAGAGTATCTCCTCTCACAGGGGCACGTAGGCACCTTAGACGAAGCTCTCTACGTTATGATGGAGATGGATTCTGAAATGATTCAGAATATTGTTGAAGGTGATCCAAGCTATCAACTTAAAAGGTTTACTGGAGCAGGATCCTTAACACCATCTGCAGCTGCTCAATTAGGTCAAAAAGCAGTTGAACTGCAAAGAAAAAAAGCATCTGAAGTTGATCTTCCTAATTTGAAACAATCACCTGGATCTATGGCAAAAGGTGCTTAATATAAAAACTACAATATAATCAAAGGGGGGTCTTGACAAGACCCCTTTTTTATTGCTAGAATCGCTTTGCTACCGATGAAGGATAAATAATAGCTCTTAAAGATTATTATATGAGCTATGAGAATCCTTGGAGATTCAACGGAGAAATTTTTGAGTCTTCTGATATTCAAGATCATTTTGGTTTTGTATATCATATTCGTTGCGACAAAACTGATCGTAGTTATATTGGTAGAAAATATTTCTGGTCTTTCCGCAAGCCGCCAGGCAAAAGCAGAAGAGTACGAACTGAATCAGATTGGAAACGTTACTATGGTTCTTGTCCAGAGCTCAAAGAAGATGTTAACCTTTGGGGCAAAGAGTCATTTAGTAGAATAATTATAAGTCTTCATAAGACAAAGGGTGAATGTAACTATGAGGAAACAAGACAACTTTTTCTAAATAATGTGTTGAAAGAATCACTTGACGATGGAAGGCCAGCGTACTACAATAGCAATATTCTAGGACGCTATATGCGAAAAGACTATGGAAACTTTGGTTGAAACACTTCGTTCAAATCACGACTGGGCAATTGATAGGATTCATACTCTTTGTGATATAAATGAAGAGCATGAATATCAGAATGCATACGCAATCCAACAAGAATTTAATGAATGGTTAGATCCAAATATTGAAGAACATGATATTTTTTCATTAGAATACATCGGAGAAGAATAATGAAAGTAGATCTACATAACTTTTTTCAATATTATGATCCAAAAAATCCAAAGCACGTTGCAGCAGTAGAACAACTTGAGGTTGATCTTGCAACTAAAAATCCAGAGTTGATTGATGATACTTCAAACTGGGTTAGAATTTTTAGAACCAAATTTGATTCTGGTATTCCTGGAATTTTAAACGTTCCTTATTATCCACAAACAGATAATTACAGAGATGCAAATAGAACCTGTAATTCATCTTCTTGTGCAATGTGTCTAGAATATTTTAAACCAGGCACTCTTCAAGGTGCAAAAGGTGATGATGCTTATATTCAAAAAGTATTTGCTATTGGTGACACAACAGATCACTCTGTTCAGACAAAAGTTCTGGCAAATTATGGTATTAAGTCACACTTTAGTTACAATCTTTCTTTTGCTGATCTTGATCGTGAGATTGCCGCTGGAAGACCTGTAGTTATTGGCATTCTTCATCGGGGTTCTTTATCCGCACCTACTGGTGGACATATGGTTGTAGTGATCGGTAAGAAGGGTGAAGACTATGTTGTAAATGATCCTTATGGTTCTTTGAATGATGGTTATACGGGACCAGTTACAAACGGCAAAGGTGCTGTTTATAAAAAGACAGATCTTAATTATAGGTGGTTGGAAAAAGGAAAAGATAAGACTGGGTGGGGCCGTATTTTTGATGTAAAAAAGTAGAATCAACACCACTTAAAAATGACATCCCTCTTTGTGGTGTTCAGTTAATTAAAACTTTTGAGGGATGTCATTTAAATGCATATCCAGATCCTTTAACAAAAGGACCTCCCATTACGATAGGGTGGGGAAGCACAAAAGATTTTGATGGAACTCCTTTCAAGTTAGGTAGAATCATTACTCAAAAGTATGCTGATACCTTACTTGAGTTTGATTTAAAAAATAGGTTTCTTCCATCACTTTCAAAAATACCATATTGGGGAGAGATGAATGAAAATCAAAGAGGGGCTTTACTTTGCTTTGCTTACAATCTTGGTGCAGATTTCTATGGTAATCCTAACTTCACTACTATTACAAAAGTCTTAAAGAACAAAGAGTGGTCTAAAGTTCCTGATGCTTTATATCTTTATCGTAATCCAGGAACTAGAGTTGAGGTGGGATTAGCAAGAAGAAGAACTGCTGAAGGACAACTTTGGAATACTCACATATAAGGTTGTGCTATTCCTTCATTTAACATTCTTTCATTTACCGTGACTGGATCACCTACAAAATAAAGAGTTCCAAGTATTCTTCCATACTTATCTTCTTTTGTTGTTTCAATAATCCACTCTCCTTCACGGGAGAGTTCTTTTTTTAGCCATTCTTTTGCAACAAGACCTTTATCTTTTTCTTCTGAGTTTAGAGTTCTTGTTTCTGCAGCATTAATACCTTTAAGACGAACTCTTTGTTTGATAGTAATACCAAATCCCAAATCAATGTCTAGATCAACGGTGTCTCCATCAATCACTCTGTTGATCTTTTTGATTTTGTACTGATACATCGTTCATCTCATCGTTTGCTATCTTAAGTATGTAGTAAATTATCCAAGCAGTAAATGCTAATCCACTACTAAGTAGGATAAAAACTCCCCAAGGAAAATCGTGAATCATTTATAATCTACCTTCTTGTTTATGAATCCAAGTCTTCAGTTCATCCAAATATTTTCTTAACATTTCTGCTTTTGTGAGGTGCCACTCATCACCGCTTTTGAAGTATTCTTGCGTGTGATTGTCGATTGCTTTTAGAATCTGATGTATAGGAGCATTCCAAGGCTCACGCTTTGGAGTATTCCATTCTCTTGGCATAAAACCTCACTTTTTCTTTCCGCCGTTTTTTGCCTTCTTCGCAGTCGCATTACCTTGATTCTGTTTGGACTGCTTACCGCCAGCAGAACCTTTTTTACCCTTGTTTGGCGACTTAGACATTTTTAAAAATGCTTTATAGATTATTTATATGTGCCGCTTTAAATTTTCATACTTCTTGACAAATCCTAAATAAGAACTTATTATGGAAAAATCCCTGTTATGAGTAGGGTACTTATTATGAGTCTTTGAGTTTGATTTAGAGCCGTGGGGACTGCCCTCTGAGAAGAGGGAAGTGCGCTTTCCTTATACGGATGTAGAGTTCAATTAATTTTAATGCTAAACTTCTTTACTGTAGCCCTGCCTCTTACGGCAATGGTTACAACCAATACGGCATCACTGCCTTTCTCTAGTTATAAACTGCAAGGTCCCCCTCCACCAGTGGAGAAACCTTATTCTATTATTAAAGAGTTTGAACCTGAGAAGACAGCAATCCTAGAGGTTGCACCACCAAAGCCTAAAGAGAAAAGGCTAATTTGTAAGGGGTGTAATGAATATGAAAATGCTTCCCTGGCATACTTCCAGGATCGTGGTATCAAAGACAGAAACGCCCTTGCTACCATTATGGGTAATATTCGTCAGGAATCGACTTTTATTCCTAACATCTGCGAAGGTGGTAGCAGAACTCAGTATCATAACTGTTGGCGTGGTTATGGACTGATCCAGTGGACATCTGCCAATCGTTATTATGGATTGGGTGATTTCGCTAAAAAGTATGGTGGAAATCCATCTACATTACATACACAACTTCGGTATTTAACTAATGAAATCCAATGGAAACAAATTGAAGATAGGATGAAAATTCCAGGTAAATCTATCAATAGTTACATGGACTATGCATATAGTTGGATTGGTTGGGGGCATCACGGTGCCCGTACTTCATATGCTTATGATTATGCCAATAGGTTAATTACAGTAGAGGTTTGATATCTGGGGGGTTGACAAACCCCCTTTTTTAATGAAAAAAATGATATATATAATTAACCACTTTAATTATATCAAAGGAGTGTATTATGTCTGAAATCGTTCAACAAATTACTGATGCAGTAACAGAATGGCAAACTGAGGATGCGAAGTTCGCTAAAGGAAATAGTGCAGCAGGAACCCGTGCCCGTAAGGCACTACAGGAAATTACTAAACTTGCGAAAGCACGTAGAGCAGAAATTTCTGAAGAAAAGGCAACACGTAAAGCAGCAAAAGCAACTGTTTGACAAAATAAATAGAGGGGAGTACATACTCCCCCCTTATGTCTATTCAAAATCTTCCAGATGATGAGAAAGATTTTGTTAATATTGCAGCTAGAGCGGGTCATCTAAAGGTTGATACTGAAATAGGTGAGATTAAACTTAATTCTTATAATGAAATTGAAGTTCAACCTGAGGGAACTATTTTTGGTGCAAGAGTTAAAGTTGAAGAGAATGGATCAATTACTCCTACTTTGACTTTTGATACTAAAAAACTTAGAGATCCAAAAAAACATATTGATCCTGAAAGTATTATTGATTCTGCACTAGAAGACTTTTTGGAGAATAACGATGTTTAAAATCTTTGAAATTAAAGATGGAAAGACATCATTTTTTCCTAGTTTAAATCCTAAAAATATTAAAGGATTTTTTATAGTTTCAATCATTATGATATTTGCAGTACCATTATCTGGATGGTTGAAGATTGATGAGAAAGATATATGGAAATTTTATAATCTTTTAATTCAACAATTCGGTCTTAAACATCAGGTACCACCTATAGATCGACCAAAAGAAATAGAAGCAAGAATTGAACTAGAAGTTGATAATGCGATTAGGGTCGTAACTCCAGAATACGATCGTATTATCTCAGAAGCAGATCAAAAATATAAACTAAGATATGTTGATGAGAAGAATGATGAGAGTGTGTGTTATACGGATGAATGTAAGGCACTCGCACCTCCTATGAGAATCTGCTCCGTATGGCTTGACGACTGCCCTAAGGACTGATACAATACTCTCATAGGCGGCGGGGGTCCAAACTCCGTGTAAGACCTGCCCCTCCCACGCCTCTCATAGAAGCGCAAACAGGGAGGTCTCTAGGGTAGGTGTCCGAGTGGTTAATGGAGGCGGACTGTAAATCCGCTGGCTCTGCCTACGGGGGTTCAAATCCCTCCCTGCCCACCTTGGAGGATTGGCTGAGTGGCTTAAGGCAGCGGTTTGCTAAACCGCCGAAGGGGTCAACCCTTCCGTTGGTTCAAATCCAACATCCTCCGCCAGGGTTTGTAACTCAACGGTAGAGTAACGGGCTTTTAACCTGGAAGTTGTGGGTTCAAATCCCACTAAACCCATATGGGAGATTAGCTCAGTTGGTTAGAGCACACGACTGATAATCGTGAGGTGCCTGGTTCGAGTCCAGGATTTCCCACTTGACAATCAAATCCTTAACTGGTATGATTGTCTTATGTCTCAGTAGCTCAGTGGAATAGAGCAACCGCCTTCTAAGCGGTCGGTCGCTGGTTCGAATCCAGCCTGAGACGCTTGGAGATTTATTCTCCATATATAAAAGTGATAGAGGTTAAGTCCCTGTTATATCCTTATGAGATATATTACACTTAATCCATCTTATTGGGGGGTCGCCAAGCGGTAAGGCAGCGGGTTTTGGTCCCGCCATTCGTAGGTTCGATTCCTACTCCCCCAGCCAAAATTATATTCCCCTGTGGCGCAGCGGTAGCGCAGTTGACTGTTAATCAATGGGTCACAAGTTCGAATCTTGTCGGGGGAGTTGAAAGGATTGGAAATGTCCGATTCTTTCAAATTGAAAATGCTGGACAAACTTTGGAGGCAACTCCCACCCCATTTGGGTGCCTTCCTGAGAACAGGGAAAATAAGGTTTGGTGTTTTCTCTTATTCACTGCCCTCTAATGCAGTGAAAATTGCAGAAAGTGTCTTCTGCGGGTGTCGGGCACTCGATACCCATTTGCCCTTGTAGCTCAGTGGTAGAGCAACGGTTTTGTAAACCGTTGGTCGTCTGTTCGAATCAGATCGGGGGCTTGACAAATTCTCATATTTGTCTTATATTCCTTTTGTGTGAAGGAAGTGCGGGAGAAAAGAATTCTTTTCTCCTAAAATATGCGGGAATGGTGTAGCGGTAACACGTCATCCTTCCAAGTTGAAATCACGGGTTCGATCCCCGTTTCCCGCTTGCTCCAATAACAGGAGCTATAAATAAACTTCGTAGTTGTAAAACTTAACAAACTTATGAAACTCAAACAACTGATGCTTGCACCTGTTGCTCTGGGGATGGTTGCTCCTGTTGCTGCGAATGCGGCAGATCTTAATATGGCAGCAGTCAATCAATACTCCAGTGAACAGGTCACAAGCGTTTCGCAGTTTTCTGATGTAAAGCCCACTGACTGGGCATATCAGGCACTGAGCAACCTCGTAGAGCGTTATGGATGCGTTGCTGGTTATCCTAACGGCACCTATGGTGGTGGCAAGGCAATGACTCGTTATGAGGCAGCAGCACTTCTGAATGCTTGTCTTGACCGCGTAACTGAAGTTACCGATGAACTCAAGCGTCTTCAGAACGAATTTGCTGCTGAACTCGCTGTTCTTCGTGGTCGTGTAGATAGTCTTGAAGCAAAGGTTGGTGAACTTGAGGCAACTCAGTTCTCCACCACTACCAAACTGCGCGGTGAAGCAACCTTCGTTCTTGGTGGTGTTCCTGGTTATGATACCAAGAGTGATGTCAGCACTCGTACAGCATTTAACTATGATGTTCGTCTGAACTTTGATACTTCATTCACTGGTAAGGACTTGCTCCGTACTCGTCTTCGTTCCTCTAACTTCAGTTCTGATCCGTTCGGTTCTTCTTCTTCCTTGTTCAAACTGGACAAGGCAGACAATACGGAATCGGATATCGGTGATAATGTAGTCATTGATCGTCTGTATTATTCATTCCCTGCACTGAATAATAAACTGACTCTTACTGCTGGTCCTCTGGTTCGTAACACAGAGATGGCATGGATTCCTTCAGCATACAAGTCTGAGATTCTTGACTTCTTTGCTGTTGCTGGTGCTCCTGGTGTCTATAACAAGGCAACTGGTGCTGGTTTCGGTGCTCTCTGGAGTCAAGGTAAGAAAGGCTTCGTTGCTGGTCTAAACTATGTTGCCCAGAAAGGTGATGATAGTGAAACTGGTGAGTTTGATGAAAGCAGTGGTCTGAACACTCTGGCACAAATCGGTTACCGTGGTACTAACTGGGGCATCGGTGCTGGTTACCGTTATGGTACTGAAGGCAGCCGCGTTCGTATCTACAACGGTCTGAATGGCGCTTCTGGTTCTCTGGTTCCTGGACAAACCTCTAATGGTTATGCAGTGAACGCATACTGGCAACCTAAGCAGTCTGGTATTGTTCCTTCTGTTTCCGTTGGTTATGGTTGGAACACTGTAAGTGGCACCAAGAGTGATGCTACTGACAGTCAGTCATGGATGGCAGGTCTCCAGTGGTCTGATGTATTTGCCAAGGGTAACTCTGCAGGTGTTGCTGTAGGTCAAGCACCCACTGGTGAAGATCTTGAGAAGGCAACGATGCTTGAAATTTTCTACAAGTATCAGGTGTCTGACAATATCAGCATCACTCCTGCTATCTTCTATGCAAGTGATATCCAACGTCTGAATGATAATGCCTCCAAGTGGGGTGGTGTAATCCAGACCAAGTTTACTTTCTGATAAATTGAAAGTATAATGAACTGGAGGGGATAAAACCCCTCCTTTTCTATGAGATCAGTTATTGATAATATGAAACAATCTATTTACGGATCTACTGGGTTTATTGGGAAAAGATATTCTGAGTTATATCAACAGAATATTGTTTCTCAAGATAGAACCCAAAGGAAGCCTATTACTGACGATATTGTTTATTTTATTTCAACAGTTCATAATTATAATGTTTTTGATAACATTACTTTAGATGTAAATACAAACTTAAATGTTTTGTGTGAAGTTTTAGATAATTGTAGGGATAGGGATATTACTTTTAATTTTATTAGTTCTTGGTTTGTTTATGGTAAAACTGAATTGCCTGCAAATGAAGAAATGTATTGCTTTCCGAAGGGGTTTTACTCAATCACTAAAAAAGCAGCAGAGGATCTTTTAATTTCTTTTTGTGAAACCTATCATAAAAATTATAGAATTATTCGTCTTTGTAATGTATTAGGAAGAGGTGATGAAAAAGTTTCTTCAAGTAAGAATGCATTGACATATATGATAGAATGTCTAAAGAGAAATGAAGATGTCTATCTTTATGATGAAGGAACTCCCAAGAGAGATGTGATGCATTTAGATGATGTATGTAACGCAATAAATCTAATCTGCAATAAAGGAAATCTCAATGAGATTTATAATGTTGGTAGTGGATATCCAACAGAGATATCTGCTATTATTAACCTTGCTAAACAGTTTCTTGGATCTAACTCTAAAATTAAATATAAAGAAGCGTCAGAATTTTATCAAATCGTTCAGACAAAAGACTTTTGGATGGATAACTCTAAGTTAAAAAGACTTGGTTTTGAGCAAACTATCTCACTTGAAAAGATTGTTGAGGAATTATGTCAGTAGATAATAAAGTTGAGAATTTTATCTCAAGTTTGATTGATGATGGTGAAAAATTATTTCCATATATTCATAATAATAACTATGTAAAAGGTGAAAGTAATGTCTACTACTCTGGTCCTTATTGGGACAGGCGTGAAGTAGAATCTGCAATTAAAGCATTGCTTACTGGA